TTAAGAAGAACAAACACCCGATGAGTGCCATGATTGCGTCATCTTGATATCCGTATTCAGCTTCAAACGATCCCTTTGTGTTTCTTACGAATGTTGAAAGTTGTTGGATTGTTTCGATGTCTACAATGCGGAGTTTTTGATTCTCGACAAATGCCTTAAGATTTGAACAACCAAGTCTTTTTGTTTTCTTTGTAGTTCTGTATCCTGCAAGATTCGATTTTTCATAGAAAACATTATCATACTCAAAATCAATTGCTAAAGAATCAACAACCTGTTGGCCGATTTCATTATTTTCAACGAATGCATACGCATCATTAAAGTACTTACCGATACGATAGATGATTTCTGGCGCCTGGAGATAGCTGATACCAGACTTTGCAAAGAATGTACAAACTTGTCTATAAGGAAGCTTGGTGATGTCAATGACCTGAATGCATATAGCATCGCTTGTCGAATTGTCCCTCATTTTCGAAGAGTCGGCCGACATTATGTAAACGTTTCCTTGCCGCGCATTCTTATAAACATTAAGATGCTCGGACCATTCTTTAGGAAATGACGTGTGTAACGGTGTATCAATTAATTTTTTACTTGGGGCCAAACTCTCGATGATGTGACAAGCAATAAGTGTATGTGATGAACCAAGAAAGCTGCCGCCGAACTCTTGATTAAATTCGGCCTCTGACATATTTGCTCTTGTCTCTGTATACCACTTCTGATCTCTTCCTGGTACATCATTCCACTTAATCTCTATTGGATTAAAGTTGTTTGATTTTGAGTTAGCATCACTCCAAAATCTCCAGAAATGATTCATACCATTCGGAGTTGAAACTAGAATCGTCTTTGATTTTTTGGATGACGATATGGTCGGATAAACGGAAGCATAGAACTCTGACCAGATAGTTGCAGGAATAAATCCCATCTCGTCGATGATAACGACATTTATCGAGAAAGAACGAATAGCCGAGGATGATGTTGCTGATGCGAGTGCTCTACAACCATTCTCTAATTCAATAAGACTTTGGTTCCAAACGACGATTCCGCTCTGCAACCACTTCGGCATCATCTCGAAGGCAACCTTAACCTTACGAAGGATGTTCAAGGATGATGCCGCTTTGTTAGCAAGTACTGCTATGTTCTTGTGATCATTAAACAGAATGTACCAACACACAAAAATCTCAAAGGACGTAGATTTACCAGAGTTATGAGAACGAATACCATTGGTGAAGTATGTTTTCCCATCAACATCAAGCAGGTCAAACATTTGAATCTCGTTACCAGTTCTGGTGATAGATACAACTCGTTCGCTACCATTTCTCGTTTCAATCAAATCGCCAACGGACAAGTCTTCTGCTTTGATTTCATACCCACCAATAAAGACAAAATGGTGCCCAGCGCAGAAGAGTTCTAACCCTGTTTCTGTTTCTATTCTCCATTCATCAAGAATAATTGTTTGGGCTATACCACCGAAATCTTTCCAACCGTCTTGTGTTTCAACTTCCCATTCGTCGTTTAGATATTCAGTTAAAAATAATTCATTATTCATCTCTAAATGACTCTCTTGCTAAGTAATCTGACAATACTGGATCGACGTGGTGATCCTTTTCCAAATGAATTTCTAAATCATATGAGTCTGATAGTATTACACTACAGAAATTACATTTTCGACCTTTGTTAGACATCTCTTTAAGCATTCCTTTTTATTCTCCAATTCGCTTTCCCATACAACAAAAACATCGAACCCACATGATTTTGCAAAATCAATCTTGCACATATCAATAATTTGCTGTTCTGATGTCGTTCTCCCCGTTCTTGGATTTTTCCAATCACTCCTATATTTTTTAGGATTACAGTGCCAGAAATCCCCATTGTATTCGATAATCATATTTTCTTCGGGAACGAATATATCAAAAACATATGTTCTATCGCCGGTGTGAATTGCTTTTTGAGAGATTGCATTTGGGTAAATACTTGACACTATTTCGAAGAGTGCCGTCTCCCCCTTTGATACGGAGAAACCTTTAGACATCTTAAGGATGTTTATTCGTTCAATTTCTTCTGGGGATTTTTTGTTTAAAGTCATTTGCCATTTTTCTTGGCGTTTAAGAAATCTTTTAATTCCTTCCTTTTCGCCAAACTTTTCTATACACTTGAACTTGGTGAACGTTGCTTGTCTTTCTAATAATTTTTTATTAGCTTCTTCCGTTGAAACAGAACGGGAAACCCAATAGTCCAGTTGTGTATTATAACTTCTATTTTCTTGGGCTTTCTTAAGTGCGGCCAATCGACTAATTTCATCAATGCCTGATTTTTTGGACCAAGGAGAATACTTTCCGCCATGAGCATATCCAGGATTTTTTTTCCCGAGCATATGCTCTGATAAATTATTCCTGTAATTACTAGAGAAGCAATCTACCGCTGTTACATTATATCTGTTATAATAATCTTTTAATTTTAGTTGATGTTGTCTTACGAGATGGCCTTCGAGGCGTGTTGCCTTGTAACCACAAATCTTGCACTCTACAGCGCTCGAGTTATTTTCATATTTCTTCATATGATCTAACTCTTTGTTTCTTCTATATAATTCTACACGATGTTCTTTAGAACATGTGTTTGAATTTTTACGTTGATGTGAAATATCAATGCCACAGATTTCGCATGTTCTCATAATAGCATATCTCCATTCTCGTGTAATTTTATTTATAAAAGTTACACGAGAATGCGGAATATGGCTATTTATTCTTAAGTCGTTCTGCTGTTTTGATTGCTAACATCTCAAAGAAATCTTCGATGTTTATTTCGACGATATCATTCGTTCGTTTGTTTCTTAGTCGAATTTTAGAATCACCCCGGACGCACTGTCGTGTAGCATTAACGATCGTGTTTCTATTCTCAACAAATGAACGCAACATCTCCTTCTGATATTCACGGAGCTTGATCTTTAACATACCCTTGTCAAGATCAAGAATGTGATAATATTTCTCAGCAAAATAAAAGATGTCAGTTCGACATCTCTCAATCTCTTCGATGTGTTCTATCGTATAAGCAAGTTGGACGCCCGCTCTCTTCCGATTTGGGTTGTTTTCAAATGCTATGTCATCGCCATTAGCATCAACATTGATTTCTGGAAGAATCAGTTCTTTATATTGCTCGTACTCTGTATTTCCGTATTTCATCTGTTATCCTATCTGATATTCCTCAATTTCAAAATCTTCATTTCTTTGAGGATTTCTTGAATCTAATAGCTTGAGTATGTCATGGGTGCCCCCGATGAATACTTGTTGGTTAACCTGGTTTCCATTGATAACTGTTGGCGAACCCTGTTCTGTTCCGGACTTGATCTTCTTCCGCTTCTCTTCAATTTCAACGATCTGTCGATAAAGCTCAATCAAGAGTTTCATATTTGTACCCAAGACACCCTGTAGATTTGAGAGAGCATCTAGTTGTGTCGGTTTCATCTCACCAAGATCAAGCAATGCGGCTTTAGAGAGGATATTCTGACCTGCAGTGATGACCTTTATAATGTTTTGACGGACCATCATAAAATCTTGTTTGAGGAGGTCTAAGGAAAAGATTTCAACCTCCTCAACCTTAACCGGTAGATTATCCCCCTGTTTCTCGATTTCGGCGATATGAAGTTCTTCAATATCACCGGACATTTCCTCAACGACCGTTTGGATCATACCAAACCGTTTCTCGAGGTTCTGTAGTTTCTTGGATGGGATTGCCATTTTAATTTCCTTCTATAATTCCATCGGTGATGGCGATTGTCACTGACTCATCAATAATGTTCTCTTCTATGGGTTCAAGATTTTCTGCCGTCTGCACATACTTCATGAATTGGTTGTAACTATCATCCGATGAATCAACGGTGATAAGATTGAACTCAACTTTAGTAACCTTCTTCGAAACTTTCTTCGGCATGTAGTAATTGCCCTTTAAGGTGAAGGTGAAAAGAATGGTAAAAATTCTTTCATCTTCAAGAGCAATCTCTTCTTCTATATTTGGTTGTACTGAGTTCAGAATGATGGGGACAGATTCTGATTTATATCCCTCAAGAATTTTAACGTTGACCGAGCGAGATGGTTGAAAGAATGGAATGATCTGCTCCATGATTTGAAAACCGTCGTCGATCGTTTTGGCAATAACAGCCAATTCTAAATCAAGATTCCATGGAGATGGGGTATTCACTGATTCTCGTTGTGCCAAATCCTCGTTAGACACCGTCTGACTTAGGATACGATTTTTCTTATTAACATGACGAACAGAATCATAACTCATACCAACGAGGTTAACGGAAATCCTCGGAAGAATTGATCCTAATTCTATATGATTTCCGGTTATAGGATCAGCTCCACCCGGTTCATCATTATGAATGGCAATCGCTGATGCAGATCTGATAACATTGAAAAATTTCTCACGGTTTGCAAATTGGACTGGGACGCTTATCAGTGACGTTGATGCATCACTACGATACTTCTCAATCTGAACCTCGTCAAAGAGGTCCATAAATGCAACCAAGTATTTTCTTGTTGTGTTGTTATGAGCAAAATAAGATTCGATCATATATTATCCTAATGGGTCGGTTTCGGTGTCGTCGATTATAGAATCTTTAGCAGCAGTTACATCATTGTTCGTATTCGTAATATCTTTCGTTGGAGCATTGTTGATAGTTGAAAGAATCGAACTAATATGCGAATCAAACTCTGCCTCGTCAATGACCTCTTGACTAACTTCAGAATGATCATACTGATAGGAACGGCACTTAAGAATGAAGGCAACGTGTTTACCAAGTGGCATGAATGAAGTTTCTCCATCATCAATCGGAGTCTGAATCTCAAATAATTTTTTTGATGTAACGTGATAGATGATGTCGGATACCTTAGGATCAAATCCGAGTTCAGCAAAGGCAATCTTCGACATATGAAGTGTCATGTCTTCACTGTTCGTCAAACCAAATTTTGAATAGATGTCACCAACCCCACCCCATGCTTGTTGTTCTTCAACAAAGGCCCGGAGAGGAATTGCTCGCTGTAGAACCTTCGTCAGGTATTCACCAAAGATCGGTTCAACACCACTAAGTTCCTGTCTGATGTAATAGATATCAGAACCAAAAAGGTTAACGCTCTCGTCAAAAATTATCTTGAGCGTTTCTATATCTCTATCATCGTTCTCGTTATTAAAACGAAACGGCGAAGATGAATTTGGTCTTTTGAAAATTGCCATAATGAGACCCTTCTAACTGGTGTTTGTTGTATTTATA